GAGATGGGGCCGTTGCGAGTAGTTCTCTGATGCTGGATTTATCTATTTGCTGGTGATTTGTCTTATGCTGCTGTCGTTGGCAGGTTCGGGGATAGATGTATTTCCTACCGAAAGTAGATCTGATTACGATGGCGGCAGACGCGCCCAATCACCTTAAAGAAGTGCACGGAACTATTGAGGAGTCCTCTAGCGTCGTTCCCAGAGTGTTATCTGGTGTTTCGGTTCGCCAAACAATGCCTTGATAACGAACAATCCCAGATATTCGTATCCGGTGTCGGGGGCTCTTCTGACGAACGTGTGGCGTAGGAAGCCGATGTCACCATAGCTTCTGGAACCCTCCCACTGTTCGAGGATATATCGTCCGCCATTGGGTATCGTGGACACATAGTCCCACCTGTCGGAACTCTCCGTGAAAAACACGACGCGCGTCCGATCGTCCTTCTCCTGTTCTCTGAGCGTGTACGCGGCGTTGCCCAACTTCGCCTCATCGGATGTGACGACACCCATGCGTCTCAACCCGTCAGCCTGCGTTCGCGCCTTGAACCCTATCGGCGGGATGCTGATGCGATCGACGATCCAATCCCTCTGCATACGATCCTCCTTGAAAAAGAACACATTGTTGTGACTACTATCACATAGTCTACTCACCGTTTGTCCCCACACAACGCGGCTAGCAAACGCGAAAATCGCCCCCACCTCCCGTAGGAGATGAGGGCGACACGGGTGATTGCGGAATTCGTGGACTTACTTATTTGCTGGTGATTTGTTTGACGCTGTCGCCATCGCTGACTTCGGGGATGCCAGAGACGCTGGTGAGCAGGCTGATGACGCCGGCCAACGCGGCGGCCCCGGCTACCATGATCCAGTCGACGCCGCCTATGGTGACGGCGCTCACGGGGATGATGGCGATCGCGGACTGGGCCGCGGTCTTCAACGCTCGTATGCCGGCGGCCTTGGCCCAGTCGGCGAGTTTCCTCGTGGTGTTCCCCTCCGCCGCGCTGGCCGAGGCGTTGTAGGTGTTGTATTCGGACTGGTCCTGTGCGTCCGGTTTTGTTTCCGTCATGGTTGCTCCTTAGAAGGTGTTGGTGTTGAGTCTGGTCTGCAGGGCGCGCACGGTGGCGGGGCCGAAACTCGCGTCCTGGGTTACGCCGAGATGCGCCTGGATGGCACGGATTGTTGCGGGGCCCATGAGGCCGTCGGCGGTGATGCCGAGTCGGCGTTGCACGGCGCGGATCAGGTCGCTGCCGCTCGGGCCATAGGCGACGGCGTACAGGTTGGGCCGGTTGCCGCCGTTTCTGAGCTGGCCGCTGATCACCCCGTCCGCCGTGGTGCCCATGACCTGCTGCCAACGGCGTACCGTGGCAGGTCCACAATCCCCGTCAACCGCGAGTTTGTTCGACGCCGCCGGTGTTGATGCGGGTGTTGTGCCGCCGGTGTATCTGAGGTAGCAGTTCCAGGGGAAGTCGTAGTAGGCGCGGATGTTGGTTTCCTGTCCGGTCTGGTCGCCTGCCTGCCCGTTCGCCGTGCGGGTTTCGGAGTAGCTGGCCTGTGCGAGCTGCCCGCCGCCGAGATACACCGCCACATGGTCGGCGTCGTTGAGCAGGATGTCGCCCGCCTGCGGGTTCCCGTCGTTCGCGACGCGGCTCCAGCCCCGGGCGGTGAGCTGGGCGCTCATGTTGCCCGTGTACGTGGCCGAGCCGGTGTCGAACCCGGCCTCCCGCAGGCACCAGATGACCAGGCTGGAGCAGTCGCAGTTCCCGCCCGGTCTGATGTTCCACCGGTCGTTCTGGTTGTAGCCCAGGCTCACCGTCTGGCACCAGTAGCGCATCCGGTTGATGAGCGTGTTGAGATTGCCCATGATCAGTCCTCCTTCGCTTCCTCGAGTGCGGCGAGCGAGTCCTGTTCGCTGACCGGCGTGATGTCGGGCGGCATGGATTCGCCCTGCGGCTGTGTGATCGGTTCGGCCATGATGGTCTCCTTATGGTTGGTTGTTTTGGGGTATCAAAAAGGCCGCTCATGATGAGCGGCCTTGGATTGGGTGAGGATGGCTAGGGTCGGTCGTGGGTGTAGTCCCAGTCGTCGTCGTGCACGCGGCGCGCGTAGTTCTCCTCGAGCTGCGTCAACCGGATGTGACCGACCCCGTTGCCGCCGATTCTGCTGTATTCGCGGCCCGACTGGATGGCGCTCTCATGGCTGTTCTGGTCGAACGGGTGCGCGAAGAGGCATTGGCGCAGCACGATCAGTTTCAGGTCATGTATCTGTCCGACGAGCTGTTGCTCCTGCCGGTCGAGGACGTCGAAGTGCCGGTCGCCTTTCTCCAGCTGCCTTGCAAATACCTCGAGGTCGGCTTTGGTGACCGTGCCACGGCGTTTGGCCAGGTGCTGGGTGGCCCAGCCGGCGAGGCTGCTGAGCGCTCCGCTCATGATGATGGCGGTGACGATGGCGACGATGGAATCCTCGGACATAAGTCTCCTTGGTGAATACGCCGGTGCGAAACGGGTATAGTCGGGATTATGGAAGCAGCTATTCAGCAACAGGAATTGCCGGACGAACACGATGACGATGAACCCGTGGAGTCGGCGAGGACGACGATGCCGGAGGATACCGTGGACCCCGATGGGACAGCGGACTCCCAGAGCGATAAGACCGCGGGACACAGGGACAAGACGAGGCCGGAATCGCGGCATGGCAAACCCGGAGAATTTCGGAAGATCATGATCATACTGTTGATCATCGTTGTCGTGATACTGGGGATCGGTGCGATAGTGGGGTATGCCGCCGGTTTCTTCGGATTCGCGGTCGATCCAAATAACGTGCTGGCCGCCATCGCCGCCGGGATGGTGCTGCTGACGTCGATCGCTCATTTCCTTTCCTCGGGCGGGCGGCACGTGGACGATTCGACCGTCAGAGTCCTGGACCTGGCGGGATCGTGCCTGACCGCGTTGGCGCTCGTCCTCATAGCGGCGAAGCCGTGAGCCGGGACCGGGTTCATGCGCATGCTCCTCGTTGGGTGCGGTCGTCTGTCCAGATGCCATGACCGCTGAGTAATACGTAGCGTCAGTCTGCGGCGTAGATGGCCCGTAGCGTGGTAGCGCCGAGCGCCTGCCGGTAGCGGTCGCCTGGCTGGTAGGACCGTCCTGTTCCCTCCGCGCTGGTGTTCCACTCCACGAATCTTTTCGCTTGGGGGGGGATGGGAGGCTGTTGGATGAGCGTGTCGAGCAGGGGCTTGTTCTCGTCGAGGCTTTTGGCGGCCCATTCCCTGCCAGGCATGACGCCGGTGCCGGGGTCGTAGGAGATCCTGTAGATGCCGCCCTCGCTGGGGCGTTGGTACAGGCGCACGTAGTCGACGAGGTTCACGCCCGCTTCGCCGTCGTGGTTGCCGTTGATGATCAGGAAGCCCGGGTCACGGAACATCTCGAGCCGGGCGCGGTAGTTCCCTTGCGGGTTGAAATCGGCGATGTCGTACAGGCTGTACGCACCGACAGTGATGCCGTCGACCTTGAATTCCATGCTCCAGGGCGTCCACAGGAACCCGTATACGGCCCACTGATCCAGTCCACGCGTCGTGGCGGGGAATCCCCAGGGCGCTGCCGCGTGCCCGTTGGTGTCCCAACCCTCGTTGTACCACTTGTGCAGCCCGGGGTGCCAGGTGCCGTGCAACGTTGGGTCCGTGCTCCAGTTCATCGTCTCGAATATGTCGACCTCGCCCATGGCCGCCAGGCATCGGCGGTCGATGGTGCGCGACCGGGAGCGCATCCACAGGCTCGGTCTGCCGGTCGAGCACCAGTTGGCGCGGAATTCCAGGTAGCCGTACAGGAAGTCGAGTTTGCCCCACTGCGTGGTCAGGGCCGGCGGGTTCCTGACAGCGCCTGCGGCATCGAGGTAGGATTCCAGGCGCAGCACGCCGTCCTGCACGCTCAGGCCGGGCTGGGCGACGTCGAAGTCTATTGGCCCAGCCCCATCTGCCGTCTGCGCGATGTGCCCCCAGTTCCACAGGCTCCAGTTCGACCGGTCCAGCGAGTCGAACTCGTCGCCCCATACCTGCTTGTACCCGGCCGGCACATAACTGCTCTGCGCGGGCCATGTCATGAGATCACCCGGTTTCCCGCGTATACGGCGCTCAGGTACGCCCACTCGCTGCGCGAGACGGCCGTGGTGGCGTTCTTGCTGTCGACGTTCACGACCTTCATGCCCACGCTGGCCGAGCTGGCGAAATACAACGGGATATTGCTCAGGGACAGGCTCGCCTTGCTGTTGGCGGTACCGATCAGCGCCCCCACCCAGATGACGGTACCGGCGTTATCGTCGACGATCTGGAGCATCAGCGCCCCCCACCCCGTATTCAGGGCGATGCGGGCGCTTATCAGATACAGGCCGGGCGCGGTCAGCAGCAGATTGCCTCTGCCATCCAAAGCGTAGTTCGCGCTCGACGCGGCCACGCTGCCCGCCTTCATGTCATGGCGAGCGGCTGCCGGAATCGTGTATGATTCGGCGTCCTCGTAGGTGATGGCACCGGCTGATATTGGCGTGGCGTCGCCCAGCAGCACGAACCGGCCGTCCAGCATGCGGCCCGTGCTGCTCTTCGGATCCAGGATCAGCCCGGAGAGCGCCTGATCGGCCTTCGCGCCGCCTTCCGCCGCGTATCCCTCGGCGAGATCGCGTGCTGATTCAGCGCCCGTTTGCGCAGCCCGGGCATCATCGCGCGCCTCCCGAGCAGATGGTGTCACATCCCCGATGGGACCCGGGATGGCGACGGTGCGTTTGTCGATGATCTGATCCACATTCATGGTTGTTCTCCTTGTGGTGGTTATGCGAGGTGCCAGTAACCGGAGCCGAGCAGGTCCGTGACGCCGCCCCTGGACGCGGTCATGCGCCAGGTGCCCGAGACCCGCGACGCCCAGAGGGGATCCGCGAACGCCTCGGGCGGGATGTACACGGCGGCGACGCCGTCCACGCCGTGCGCGTCGCAGAGCCGCGCGTACGCGGGTGTCGGCGCGCCCGCCGTGTACATCACGAACCTGCACTCGTGGTCGGTCAGGTCCATGGGTTGGAACCCGCCGCCCTGGTCACACTGCCAGGTGACGGCAAGCCGGTTCGTGATCCCGCGTTGCAGAAGGATGTCGCCCCTGCCGGCGTTCTCCGCGATCGTTCCGCTCATGTTTCCTCCTATACGCCTTGGTGGTCGAGGGCGTCGAGCCGTCGGAACACCGTGTCGAAGTTGAGTTTGACGGTCACGAGGACCTTGTTCTGCAGGTCGTCGATGTACGCCTGCTGCGACTGCAGCTGCCGGGTGATGCCCTGCAGCGTCTGGACGGTGTCGCCCTGGTTGCCGACGATGCCGGACAGCTGGGAGACGATGGACGACAGCTGGCCTTGCTGCGTGCCGAGCTGGTCCTGGGCCGTCTTGAGCTGCCGCTGCTGGTCGGACAACGTGTCCTGCTGCGCCTTCAGCAGGTCCTGCGCGGCCTTGAGCTGCCGCTGCTGCTCGGCCAGCTGCTTGGTGAGCTCGTCGAGCTTGCGGGTGATCTGGCCGATCTCCGTGCCCGTGGGCCGGTTCGCCTCGGCCTTCTCCCGATCCTGCGCCTCCTGCACCCGCTGGGACGCGAGGATCTGGTCCACGGTGCCGGGCTGGTAGCGGCGTTCCGGCGTCCAGTCGTCATCGGCGGGAGGGATCGGGGTGTCGACGGTTGGAATCGTTCCCTTGTCATCCGCGGGCACCTCGACCACTGCGCCACCGTCCGTCGTGTTCTCATCCATGGCCGACATGGCGGACAGCAGCATCGGCGCGATCGCCACACCGGCATCGGAGGGCTCCGTGGCGGCCGCGTCGGCGACCTCGATGGCCAGTTCCGCGATCTGCCTGGCCTGTGAGCGCACGTGTCTGCTCATTGCGTTGAGTGTGACGTGGAGTGGTTTCAGGTTCTTGTTCATGCGCGTTCCCTTGCCTGTACGGTGCGCCAGTCGGAGCCGCTGGATCCGCTGACGTCGGTGATCTTGAGGTGCAGGAGCCGGCGTCCGAGGTAGTCGTCCTCGACGCGCAGGTCGAGGTGGTCGCCCACGTGCGGGTCGTATTCCTCGCCGAGGAGGATTTCATATGTTTCGCTGGGCCATGCGCCGAGTGCGGCCTGGGTGCGCGCGTAGGTGCGCAGCGTGTCCAGTTCGCTCACGGTGGTGTGCTGCGTGTTCGTGGATTGCATGAACGGCATCGACGTGTCCCGGTATTGCGTGGGCAGGGTGGCGCGGGTCATGACGGTCTTGTCATCGTTCTTGCCGCCCGCGGCCCACACCTGCGTCGTCAGCGGCGAACCGTCCTCATCCGAGGCGGAGAGCATGGCGCGCACGCCGGGAAGCGTCGCGTTGACGATGAGGTCGTGGTCGACGAGCTCCGGCGCGGACTCCAGCAAAAACGAGAGCCGTCCGTTGTAATCAATGGATGGGGTGAAGCGGTATTCCTGCGCCTGGTCGAGGTTGGCGAGGTCTCTTATCCGGTCCGCGCAGGTGGCCAGGTCCCAGCCGCCGTACGTGCGGGTGAACGAGCCGCCCTCCAACGGGGGCAGAGTGAACGGCAGGAGCCCCCATTTGAGGGTCTCCGCGATGATGCCGCGCGCGATGTCGCGATACGAGCCGGTCAGCGTCAGCGCCCAGTCTCCTGCGGGGTGATCCTCGTCCACCAGCACGTCACCCTCACGGAACGACGAGTCAAGCCCATGGTTGAGCACGAGACGCTTGCCAAGCAGCGTCCACCCGCCCCCGCACGTGAACGAGAGCCTGCGGTTTCTCGCGTCCCACTTGCGTGATGTCACCGGGCCCGCGTGGATCACCCGCTGGCCGCGCTGGACCGCGAGGATCACCCGCCACGGGCGCATCGCGTCATGCAATGACATGCCGTTGACCGTGAGTCGTTTCGCCATCGAGCTGAATACGACGTCCACGGACAATTGGCCGGGCTCGTTGATGGAGTCCGACCAGGAGCAGCCCGTGTACGGCAGGCGCGTCAGGTGTTCGCCGGTCATGGCGCTGTACGCGTGCACCGTGAGATTCCTCATGGCATCCTCACTTCCAGCAGGGCCGCACCAGCATCGAGAGCTGGCCGGCGTCGATGGACACGGGTATCGAGCTTCTGCCCGGCGGTATCGCGAACGCGTCATCCACCGACACGATGCCATGGCTGGGCTGCATGCTCTCGAAATCCAGCGTCAATGGCGTGGACGAGCCGCTCCATACGACCGTCTGGTCACCCAGCGAGCACGTCAGCCGGGAGACACCGGACGCGCGCACGATCGGCCAGGATTCCATGTTCCCGGTTTGCTCAACCTGCACCAGACCGTTCGACGCCGGATAGGATACCCAGTCGCCGTATCGGAATGGGTCGGGGCAGTAGATGATCAATGTGAATGTGAATGCGGCCATGCTCAGCAGGAATGTCGTGGACGGATCATCCGCGATGAATCCAGTGAGGCTTCTCATGCCGGATGCATCGATCACGTCGAGAGTGACCTGCCTGTAGGCGAGGTCGCTAATCCTGTCGACAAGTCGGGCCGCCGACACTGTGCTTGGCGCGGCGGCCACACAGTCGAGGGTGATGGTTCTGGATTCGCCTGTGAGTCTGCTCGGCCAGTAGGAACCATGCTGCTGCGGTTTCGCCGTGCCCGTTTCGCGTGGTTTTGTAGCGCCGATGAGTCCTTGGACGCCTTTTTCCTTTATCCAAGCGTCGCCGGACCTGTCGATCCGGTTGTCCAGCAGCCGAATCACATCATCATCCGTCCGCACATTGATGCGCATCCGTCACCCCCATCTATCCACCGCCGCCTTGGTCCTGGAACCGAACATCGCATACAGCACTTCCGGATCGGTACCTCGGGCGTCGATGGACACATTCACGTCAGTGTTCTTCGCTCCGGTTGCATACCCGGTCGGGGACGCGACATAGGAACCCGGGTTGCCGAACTGTGGCATGCCGAACGACTGCCCGTCAAGCGAAAGCCCTCCGGCTATCTGATTGAGACTCCTGGTCACGTAATCGGAACTGTCGTCGATGCCCAGGGCCATGCCGCGCCCGATCATGATGCCGACCTGTTCGCGGAACACCCTCGACGGAGAATGGATGCCGAGCACGCCCTTCGCCCAGGACAGCGCGTTGCTGCCCATGCTCGTGATCGTGTCCTTCAGCCAGCCGAACGCGCCTTTGATGCCACCGATAAGACCACTGACGATGTTCCTGCCGACATCGGTGAGCCATGTGGCGGCACCGCTCAACGCACTCATGACGGTGCCGTAGATGCTTCCCACGACGCCCCTGATGGC